ACTATACGGTGGAGCCCTTGGCAAGCAGATACAACTAATTCCATTGGTTGGGAACGGTGTAACCTCCTACGGTACCCCATTTACAGCAGTAAACGAAGGGGGGCCAGGGTACTTATTAATAGCGGTTAGGACTGACACTAATGTCATTGCTCGGATCGATTACATTAACGTGAAAACAGGTTCTGTCTACGCCAATGTATTGAAGCCAAACGACGTGTCTATTATATATGCTACCAGTACAGGGCGCAGCTTAACAACTTAACTTACACCTAGAGATCTACTATGGCAACCACTCTTGACCTACGACCACAGGTGATAAATATAAAGTTTGAAAAGGGGGGCACCTTACGCCCTTTTTTTTACTATTTATCTCCTATATATGAAGCGATCAATATCTCTACCTACACTGCTAGGATGCAGGTCAGGCTAACCTACGACACCGCTACTCCTATATGGGATGTGGATACTACAGACGGAGGGCTAATCATCGCCACCGGTACAGCCATCCTAGACGACGGGACCTTAGTCCCTAACGCCTGGGGGGTAAAGGTGAATATCTCAGATACTCTAACTGCTGCAGTTGATTGGACAACCGCTGTATATGATATCGAGCTTATAGAACCCGGCCCTGGCGCAGTAATAACTATGGTGAAGGGGACTATGACCCCCTATAACGAAGTGACCCGGTAACCAATATGACACTAGAACAACTAATAAACCTAGCCCGTACTCGGTTACGGGACAAACTCCTGCCCTACCTCTGGGATGATAGTGACCTAACTGAGTTCGCAAACTCCGCAGTCACCGAGGCCTGTGCTCGTGCTCGGCTCCTGCAAACGCCAGTCACTTTGCCCGTAGTAGCAGGTATCGAAACATACACGATACCATACACAGTCCTGAAGCCTCTAGGTGCTATGTTCCTAGATCACGCAGGCATCACAGCCAACGCTGGTACGTTTGTTGTAGGGCGGTGGTATATAGTAGGTACTCCTGGTACTACGGTGTACACCACCGTAGGTGCAGCCAACAGCACAGCTGGTACTCTATTTAGGGCCACAGGGGTCGGTAGTGGCACGGGGACAGCGACCCTATGCAACGAGACCTCTCTGATACCTATCAGCCAGCCAGAGTACTTTAACCTACGAGCATTCAGCCACCAGACCTCTGGCAGGCCCATGTACTACATTCGAGGGGACGCAGCCAACACAGTGCTGTTATACCCAACGCCTAATCTCGCAGGGCACATGATCTTAGATGTTGCGCGTATGCCTACTGAGGGCGAGGAAATGACTGATGGAGATAGCGCCCCCGTCATCCCCGCTGAGTTCCATAGAGACCTAGTCTACTGGATGCTGGCCGAGGCCTATCTGGTAGATAACTCAGATACTAAAAGCTCGAAGAACAGCGTGGAGAACGCGGCTAAATTCGAGGCTAAGTTTGGCCGCAGGATTACGGCTCGTGGTGAGGCTATGGGGCGTAAATACATCGTCGGTAGCAACATGAGGAACCATTCATTTGGCGGTGATAACAATAGCATGTACCATTAAAGTATGCTATAATCAAGACATATTTTAGACCTGGGATAAGACCATGCCAAACCCGCTTACCAAGACCATTAACTCCTTCTTTGGAGTTAGGAATACCTCGCCAGCAAGGTCAATACCCGACAACGCTTTGACAGCTGCTACCGACGTTGATATTGATGACGCCGGTATTCTGACTAGGAGACGCGGCTACGTGTCCTCTAAGTCTATACCTAACATCACGTCTACATACACTACAAGAGACGGCGTCTCGTATGTAGTTGCTGATGGCCAGATAAGCCGCTTAGACGACGGGTTGAATCTCCATACCCTCGCACCATCTACGGCTAATTGTTTTTGTGACATAGGGGCTAACCTCTTCACAAATGATGGCCTCAGAATCCAGAACGACGAGGTGACTGATCTAGCCACCCTCGTTGCTCTAGTTGGGCCTACCATGACTGATGCCCCTGGTACATGGCCTGCTGGAACCTACTCCGCTGTATTCACCTACCACAAAGCTCCTATGGGGCTGGAAGGTGCGACCTCTCCTACATCTTCGATTACCATAGAAGAAGGGCGCTGTGTATTCGCAGTAGCTCCTGTTGTGGCTGGGTATGTAGCTACGATCTACATGACTGATGCTGACGGTACAGTCTACTACGACTCAACCGGGGCGGCACTAAACCCTGCGCTACTCATCAACGACCCTATAACTCTTGGCGGCTCAGCCCTGGCTATCTTCGAGTCTAGCCTCTACGTGGCTACGCCCCTGGCTAATGGCTCTACTTACATCGGGTTCAGCCTGCCCTACCTCTACCATCTATACGACTCAATGGCTAAATACATCATCGTTCCTGGTGAAGTACGTGCAATGATGCCGGTGACTGGTGGCTTGATCATAGCTACGGATGCAGCTATCTTTGTATGGGATGGTACAGTTCTAGTAACCCTAGCCCCTTACGGTGTACCGCGTGGCCGCTCAATCACTCTGTCTCCTGATGACAAGGCGAAGATCTGGACGTATAGAGGCGTGTGTGAAGCCCTGCCGTTCGCTAACCTAACAGAATCAAAAGCATCGTTTCCTGCTGGGAAGCTTTGTTCCACCGCGCTTGTAGACCACGACGGTGTACAGCAATTTATCGCCCTTACCGATGGTAGCGGCACAGCTTATAACTCAAGATCCTAAGAGGACTAGAAATGGCAATATTTTATTCAACCGGCTTAATCACCAAACTGTTCGGCACCGCAACAGCGTCTGGTAGTACAGTCACAGTCCCTGGTCCTAATGGTCTCAAAGGCCTACTAGACAATGGCGTGATTAGGGTCTACTCTGGCGCACAACCTACATCTGCAGATGCCGCGCCAACTGGCACACTACTTGGCTCAATAACTAAGGACGGCGCTGCGTATGTAGAAGGCACAGTAACCAATGGTTTGGTCATGGCTGCACCATCCGGTCGCTCAGTGGGTAAGTCAACTGACGTTTGGAAATATACAGGAGTGGCTGCAGGTACTATGGGCTGGTTCAGATTCCAATCATTAGCTATTGACGATGATACCTTGAGCACTACACTGGTGCGCGTAGACGGCTCTATTGGTATTACTAGCGGGGACATGCGTGTGACTTCAGTTACATCAGCTATAGCCTCATCTGCAACAATTGATTCATTCACTATTACAGCGGCGTAAGACTATGGCGTTATCAGACTATAAAGAAAAGAAACTCCTTGACCACGCGAATAACGTGGCCACATGGACCGCCCCCACAACACAGTACGTAGCGTTGTTTAAAACTGACCCTGGTGAAACGGGCGCTGGTACTGAAGTAAGCGCAACAGTTGACGACACTGCCTATGCTAGACAGGCTGTTACATTCGCTGCGGCTACTCTAGGTACTGGTATCTGTGCGACTACTAACGCACAGACATTCGCTGCTGTAGTATACGGCTCCGGTGCTGCGGCATACACCGTAGGCTACATAGGTATTTTTGATGCGCTAACAACCGGTAATCTGCTGGACTATGCCCCATTGGGTGCTAGTATCAGCCGCGCGGTCGGTAAGACGCTGGTATTTGACATCGGCGCTATTACTTCAGCATTAGCATAAAGGAACAAAACAAATGGCACTAAAAGCAAGTACAGGATTAAGAAATGCAATGCTGGATACCGGTAGCTTAAAAGCTCAACTGGATGGCGGCTTTGTGAAGATATACGCGGGGGCTATCCCCTCAGATGCAGACGCTACATTAGCTGGGGCAACCCTGCTCTGCACCATTACCCTAAACGGTGACGGTGCTACAGGCCTGACTATGGCTGCTGCAGCCGTGGGTGGGGCGTTATCAAAAGCTACAGGTATCTGGTCAGGGACTAACGCTACAGGCGGCACAGCCTCGTTTTGGAGATTCGTAAAGACGGGGGATACAGGCGCGTTGTCAACAACTGATAAGCGGCTACAGGGCTTAGCGGCTACCTCTGGCGCTGAGTTAATCATGACCAGCGTAACGCTAGCAGGCGGGGCACCACAAAACATTGACTTCTTCTCTGTAGCACTACCAGCGTAATGGAGGTTACTTACACCTCATTGGGTCCAATCATAGCAAATACCTATGGCACTTACCATTTAGCGGCTTCATCAACTGTATTGCTGTCTAGTTATAGTGGTTCAACACGGGTTAGGAAAAGTGTAAATCAGGGGGTAACCTGGACTGATGCTACACCATATCCCTCGAGTATATCATTCATAGACTGGATGTTCTACACTGGTGGGGCTTTTTATGTAAAGGGCAATTATAGCACTGCATTAGCGCGGTCTATAGACAACGGTAGCTCATGGAGTCTTATTACCCTCCCAGTAGAGGGGTCCTGGTCCCTACCTGCGGTATCCCCTACAGGAACGTTAGTTACCGTAGCTGATAGTTCAACTTCGCTTGCCGTAAGCACAGATAATGGGGTTACATGGCAGCCTAAAATTCTCCCTTTAGTTTCTTCATGGCGAGCCGTGTGTTACTCAGGGGATAAACTATGCGTTTTCGCTTATGATAAAGCAACCCCTATGTATTTCTCCGGGGATAATGGGGGCTCCTGGCAAAGGGGAAGTGTTACAGGAAGCGGCCCGGTCGTGAATTCAGCGGGAGTATATGGCACCTCAATTATCGTCGGAGACGGCACGTACCCCGGGCCAGCTGGGTTTAGTCTATCAACTGATTCTGGAGTTACCTGGGCTTACCACAATACCCCCGTAGGGGGGTCCCATAGGACGGCTTGGATATGTATGGTTGGGAGGACAGCATTAGCTACTGACTTTTCCAACGGCATGTATATAGTTGAGGTGACTACTGGCGCTACTACCGTGCTACCATACATGGCAATTATAGTTTCTATGCCTTGTGTTGTGGGGAATACAGTTTACCTCGTGGGAGATGGTAACAGCTTAAGCACATTGACTTTTGGGGGCTTTTGGGAGCTTCCTGCGCCGCCATTCTGGAGAGATATAATTAACCTGGAGGGGAATTAAATGCCGGATTTTTGGAGAGATGAAGTTAATACAACGTCGGCTTGGCTGGATGAGCCTGGGAGTCTAAGTCTAAGCTTATATGCTACCGGTTGGAATGGCGATGGTCAATTAGGGTTAGGGGATACTGCTAACAGGAATATGTTCACCTTCGTAGGTAGCGGGTACACTGCTATTGCTATGGGTACATTCCATTCTCTAGCATTGAAGGGTACAGATTTGTATGCTACCGGTTATAATGGCTATGGTCAATTAGGGTTAGGGGCTACTGCTGGCAGGAATACGTTCACCGTCGTAGGTAGCGGGTACACTGCTATTGCTGCAGGTGACTACCATTCTTTCGCATTGAAGGGTACAGCTTTGTATGCTACCGGTTCTAATGGCTATGGTCAATTAGGGTTAGGGGATACTGCTGGCAGGAATACGTTCACCGTCGTAGGTAGCGGGTACACTGCTATTGCTGCAGGTGAATTCCATTCTCTAGCATTGAAGGGTACAGATTTGTATGCTACCGGTTAAAATGGCTATGGTCAATTAGGGTTAGGGGGTACTGCTGACAGGAATACGTTCACCTTCGTAGGTAGCGGGTACACTGCTATTGCTATAGGTGACTCCTATTCTCTAGCATTGAAGGGTACAGATTTGTATGCTACCGGTCGGAATCGCAGTGGTGAATTAGGGTTAGAGGATGCTGCTGATACGTTCACCTTCGTAGGTAGCGGGTACACTGCTATTGCTGCAGGTGACTACCATTCTCTAGCATTGAAGGGTACAGATTTGTATGCTACCGGTTCTAATGGCTATGGTCAAATAGGGTTAGGGGGTACTTATGGCGGGAATCCG